TACAACACGGCAGTGGGAAGTGAAGAATTGAAGATAACGGGAGAGGTAGTTTACTTTAATGGTAGAGGGAAGCAGATCCAGTTGGGAATGAGGAGTTCGGATCACTATTCCCAAAACTTGCTCTCGCCGTTCGGCTGGTTCATGAAGACTCCCTTTGAGTTTGCCAAGTGGGTTGAGAGTGTTGTAAATCGTTTTGACGGTTTTGGAGACTACGACGATGACGACGACGACAATGATGACGAACCTAAGCCAGAGTGGAAGCCAAATTTAGATCCAGCCGGTTTGGTTAATGTATGAGATCTTCCCTTGTGCCGTCTAACGTCTCGTAGTCGGTTTTCGGCGATCTACTCTATTGATCGAAACTCGTTTGAAATACGGCGGTTTGAAATACTGCTTTCATACCCAACCCTTCCGCCAAATCTCTGGCCTTGTGGTACAAATTTCTTATGGCGTCGGCAGTTCCTTCAAAATAAAGATCTTGACTTGATGACAAACTCGCCGCGACGCGAACGAAACCAGCACGCCACAAATCATCATAAATGATGTCTACTATTTTTTCATCCAAGTACCTTTTCACGCTGTCTTCGGACAAATGAATATTGATCTCAGGGGTTTTTAAGGCAAGATTGGCATGGCAGAATTGCGAATGGCATCTGTATATTTTACCCTTTGGAGACAGCCATCCATTAATATCCTCACGCATTTCTAAAAGAAAGATCCATTTTTTGAATCCTTCAAGACAGTTCGTATTTTTAATGTTTTTTATGGGCTCGTTCATAATGATAAAATGGTTGAACTATTTTATGGCATGCTTCCCTTCATGTTCCAGAATCCTCAGTCCATAGCCATAAAAAAATATCTCTTTGAGATGCTAAAGGATAGGTATCCCAGAAACGAGAATTTCATAGACCGCATCACAACGATGATACAAACCAAAGAAGACTATGAAAGGTTCAGTAAATTCATGGCTGATGTGTACGAAACAGGATTCATAAGGGCTGTTGATGAGTACAAAGATCAGTTCGCAAAGATGGGAATGAAGGTGGGAATAGTTGCTCCAGAGAGACCTAAGGATCCGGGGAACAGGATATTCAATCAGTCGGAGAAGTCGGGCTGAACGTCGGATGGTATTGTCGCGAAGAGCCAACCGCCCTCTTTTCTTTCCTTCCCGGTCACCTTCCACCATCTGTACTCGTCGTAGGGAACTCTGTCGTAATGATCCGTAGACTGGTTGTGTATCTCATAGGCGAAGGGATAGACAATAGATCTTTCAGTTATCTTCTCGTCCGGGTCGCTCGTCCAAAACGACAAAGCGAAGTCGGTGGCCTCTATGACCACGGACGGGAATATAAGTTTCTTTCCGTACTTGACCCTCTTCCATGACTCGCCGTAAAGCTTGTCGGTTTTGCTCTCCAGACGAGCCGGTAAGCAGTAGGAAAGAACCTTGTGCTTGATGTACGGCATGTCGTACTCCTTGTTGTCTGTTTGTGGGATAGGAGCCGGTTCTGGCCTGGGGTCGGCTACTGGTTCGGAGCGAGCGGCCGGTTCTGGCTTGGGCGGCGGCGGAACGGTTTGTTCCGGTGGGGGCTCTACGATGACGGGCGTGGGCTTTTTGCTTTTGATTCTTTGGGAGCCGGTCATTTTGACCTCATCCCATTCAAAATTATGAAAAACCAAACCAGACGGATTCCATACCTCCTGCTGTTTGACGAGCGGGTTTGGCTCCGAAATTTTGTAAACCTTTCCCTCTTTATTAAAAATAGCCATTTTTGAACTCTACTTGATATATACGAGAGAAAAGCGAGGTTAAAAATGCCAATAGTAGTTCCGGATGCTGGTGAGCGTAGGCTTCTTGAGTACATCGTCAATAGGACGCCTGCAACCAACTTGGTGTTGCATCTATACTCTAACAACGTCAATCTTGGCGCAGAAGATTTCACCTACAGCAGTTTCACAAGAGTGACGGGAGACGTCGGATCTTCTGCGCCTAATGTGCCTCCAGCGGTGCCGTTGCTCGGAGCCAACTGGACAGCCAGCACATCGGCCGGGATCTCTTCTGCCGTTTACAGTAGCAGCATAACCTTCTCGTTCTCCGCAGCCGCCAGCATACAAGGTTATTTGGTAACCGATACTTCAAACAATATTTTATGGGCCGAGGAGTTTCCCGGCGCCCCGTTTACCCTCCCGGCTGCCGGAGGCGAGATATCAATCAGGCCGCAAGTGCAACTTAACTGATTCTTGGCCCGTGTGATCCTATATACATACAGGATTACACGGGAGGCCAAGTGCTCAGAAATTCCGACGGTACACCATATAAGCCTGTTGGCAGTTTAGAGCAGTTCGATCCGGACAACCCCGAGCGTTGTCTGTGGAACGACTGGGATGCAGAGTGGATAAAAATATACGGTTCGCCCGTCTTCTACTACGAAGTATTCATCCAGACAGGTTCTCTAGACAAGTTGTACCGTGAGGACAGGGGCAAGCTTTGGTCCAACAACCCTATAACGCTATATGCCTCTTACGAGCCCGTAGTGGGCCAGAACTACCAAAACGCGTTCGGCATAGACTCGCCCGACGAGGTAGTGTTTGACCTCAACTACAAGGACGTTCTGAAAAGGCTCGGACATCCCCCTAAAGTCGGCTCCAGGATACACAGCCCTCACAGAAAGGAGGACTGGGTCATAATCCAGAGGAACATAGGCGAGACCATGCTCTGGAGTCAGATGAGAATACAGATACTCTGCCAGCGTTTCCAAGAAAGCGTTACAACCGGCGAGGGCAAAGCGTCGCAGAAGAAGCCCGACTTTGATCTGAATGATTTAAATCAGAGGGGCTAGGGAAAATTCCGAGACTAGGATTCGAACCTAGAAAAGCAGATCCACTTGCCACTATAGTTTTCACTACCATTACTGTTTGTGGTCTGGACTTTACCTTCACCATATCTTTTGATTTAGGTGCCTCCCATCAAGTCTCTACACCTTCCCAATTGCTTGGGCTTGGCTCGGTATTACCATTTTAAAGGCTTCACCGAATTTGAGAGGTTCTACTCTAAAAGTTTCCCTTTAGGCACTCCGATTTTGAAGTCTGCTGTTATACCGTTTAACTATCTCGGATCGTTATACCTTGATCAAAATCAAGAGCGGGTGACCGGTTACGCTCCGGTGATTGAAAATTGGAAGTATTCCGTGTTACTGCTACACTACACCCGCGATATGTTAACAACTGCGTCGTTCATCCATTTTTTTGTATTACATTATCTCCTTGATGATTTCAAATATTTTATGCCGCCTCCCTTGTGAGGTATTTCTTGGCGAATATCTTCTGATTGTACTTGATGCTCTCTTGAAGTTCAAGGTCGGACTCTATCAGACAAAATCAATGTTTTTGTTTTCGTTTACTTTCCACAAGACAACCTTCGGCAGTTTTGGCTTCGGGAGCGGAATCCTTATTCCTTCCGGCATGTACGGCGTCTTCTTAGTTTCTGCTTTTTTTATGGGGTAGTGCTTCATCTTCTTGCGGAGAAAAGCCGCTTGGGTATCTTCGTCTTTATCTCTATCGGAGTGGAGGCAGCAGATATTTTGTCTAAGATCATCTTATCTACGTCCCCGTACCCTCCTCGGGAATAGGCTCTCCCGAGGACTTTGTATTTGTCGTCGAAGGTCAGTCGCGAGTCGGCCGTCCATGAGTGGCTTGCGATTTTTAAGCCGTGGTCGTTTATTCTTCTCTCCCTATTTTCTCTCTCTATTCGCTCCTCCTCGGTGAAGGGGGTGAACTGAACTTCGTTCTTCTGCGGCACAAACAAAACTTGGCCGTACGGCTCGCCGGCTCTGAAGATGTGAGTCTCGCCCTCCCTTGGGGCCTTGAATACCACGAAGAATATTCTAGACCACCACCTTTGTATGTGGCCGGGCAAGAGGCAAGGTACAGTGCCGGTTTCGTCGGTGAAGAATCTTGGGTGGGGCTCAGTTCTGAGGACATATCCTTCGGGCGGCTCCATATCCAGAGCGCTCGACATGCCGTAATGTCCTGTTGCGAAGGTCATCATCGGAGGGGATTTCTTCTTAGGTTCGTCGCCCGAGATCGTCTTGGCTTCCTCGTTTAAGTTCCATTCCTCGCCCGAGAAATCCCCATCAAACGCGATCTGGCCGTGGCGTCTTGTGACGCGACACTCGCTCTTGAAAGGGTATATGAGTTCGTGTCCGTAGGTGCTTCCCTCGACAAACGGAGGGCAGTGCCATGGCTGCGGGATGGCCCCGTTGCCGTGGTTTCTGTCGTTTCCTGCCCAGCCCGGTATCTGGAGTTTGATGGGAGAGGGCGGCGTGCCGAGGTGCCAGTTTCTGTATTTGACGAGAATCATTCAATGAATATATCGCAAAAACACAAGCAGATCAATCTCCACTCGTCTACATAGAACAAGAGAGGAAAATCATGAACGTCAATCCGGGCAACCACCAGAGCAAGGGCTTGAACGACTGCAATCCAATACCGCCAGCAGAGACCAGCAGAAATAAAGAAAAGGCTGCTAAAAGTTGCTCGGGTCCGGGCATGGGAACTGGGTGGGTCGAAGAGGCGGCCAAGTCGAAGGTCGGCCTTGGAAAAGACGCGCAGTGCGATCCTATGCAAACCGGACAAATTGTCGACGACATGAACGACCCGGAACGCCAAGTGCTCTACAGATATTCTAAGAGCCTTCGCGGATGCGACGAGGCGATGGTCGATATGTTTTCCAAATTAGTCGTGATTGACGAGGACGGCAAAGCCCACAAGGTTCCGATACTGTGGGGCACACAAGAAAGAGCCGTGACGTGGATATTACAAGACAACGTCAGGAAGGACGGGAGCCTCGTCGTGGAGCGAATCAGACTTCCGGTACTTGCCATATATTCAAGCGGCATGGACTTCGACCAGACTAGGTATACGTACCACAAAGCCCTTGATTACATGAGGAGACTTAGACCCGACAACAAGCCTGGGTTCACCGCCAAGGAGAAGTTTGAGAGAGATACGGTGTTCGGGGTGGCAAGGGGCATACCGATTAACAAGACCTACACTCTTACGGCTTGGACCATGTACATGGAAGACATGGATCAAATTCTCGAGCAGATCATGCTAAAATTTTCTCCGATTGCATATATACAGGTTAGGGGAATCAACTGGGAGACCGCGGTCAACCTAGATTCCATAGCGAACAATGTGGACTATGAACCAGGCGATCAAAACCAAAGAATAATCAAGTTCGAATTTAATTTGACGGCCAAGGCATATATACCACAGCCGATTGTCAGAAACAAGTCAGTTCTCGCAACAAAAACGGATTTTTACAACAATGTCAATGAGGACAAGATTACTGAGGCGTTAGACAAATTGGAAGACAGTGTTGATAAAATAGAAAGGCAAAATTAATGATTGAGATCAAGAACAAGACGAGGGGTCCAGTTCAGATACTAATAAGATCCAGAAGGTCACCCAAGGCTTTCACGACACTGAATGTTCCTGGCATAGGTGGTGGAAACAACATCTATATGTTAGAGGATGAGAGAAGTACAGAATATGTCGAGAGAGCAGAAAAGATGGGGCTGATTTCGACAAGGCATGTAACAAAAAAAGAATTGAACAAGGGAGAATAAAGTCATGGCAATCCTAAAGGGCTTTCCGCCGTCCAATACAATTTCACCGTCGGTAAGAATAACCGAGAAAGACTTGAGCTACATTGCTCCGGATCAGACCTTCCACAGGGCTGGTTTGGTTGGTTTTGCGAGCAAGGGTCCGATTAACATTCCGACAGTGATCCAATCCACAAGACAGTTGAACACAGTGTTCGGCTATCCTCATCCCGAGGCGGGCGATCCTTACCTCATCTATGCGGCTCAGCAGTATTTGCTCGTCGCGACGGAACTTTATGTGGTTCGCGTCGCCGATACCGACGCCGTGAGTTGGGAACGTGCTCGTTCAGCCCAAGTCGAACTTCCTTCGGCCGGTGGCGATGTTATGATAGTCTCAAGCGAGGCCGGGCCTTACAATTTAAGCAAAGACATGTACTTCAGATGGAGGCTCAATGGAGTCCTTGCTTCGAAGACTCTCGTCGCCCTTTCTAACGAAAACCATCCCGATCCGCTAGTCAACAGCGGTGGATACACAGCCTCCCAATTGGCTGACGACCTCAATATGCAGCTCGATCCGGCGGTCGACGGCATAGAGTTCTTCTCAACAATGGAGAAAACCAGCCTAATAGAATCCGAGTTGCAGACCACAACAGAAACCGACAATCAAGTGACGTTCAGTTTGGGCAACGGAGACCTTGTTGCGGGTTCGGTGACCGGACGCGTGGTGATAGGCGGAACGGTGGTTCAGACTTTCAAGGTTAACGAACAAGGAGTTTTCTCGTTCAAGACCATCGTGGCATCCCCGGCGAACAAGGCCATAGCGGGCGCCATAGATAATCCGGGCGGAACCATAACGCTGACCTACCAGAGCAATCTCGCCGCGGGCGTTAACAGAATTTCGGTGGACTACAAGTATACCTCCACATACGGCGTATCAAGGATAGGATTGAGGACAACGTTCTCATTTGGTCCGAGGGCCCAGCTAGAACTCGTATCTGTTCAAGATGCCTTGTACGGATTTGGGGGAGTGACGGGATTGGGTAGCGGCATGACCCGTGCGCAGTTCACGGGCAGCGCGGCTGCCACGTTTGACTTCACCAAGCTTGACGAATATGACCTTCAAGTTGTACTTGACGGAACCGACAATGTACTTGTGGATAATGTTGTTCAAGTTATTGATCTATCGAGTTTGTCGACCAATAGTGCAGCGACTGTCGCCAACGTCGTCAATGCGATCAACTCAAGAATTTCAGACGGTGACGTGCCGGGAGGTTTTTTGGCTGTCGCCGTCGGAAATTATGTGTCCCTAAGGACGCTCCACTCCGGCAACGACGCAAGGCTCATTGTCAAGAACGAAAGTTCCACCTTCACGCTTCTTGGATTCGACGCTCCGCTTCTGGACCCTGCGAATCCATCTGTCGTCGGTAGCAATGGATCTAACAAGGGAATGTACATAACGGCTTCCGGATTTTCTCCGAGGGGTGTCAGTGGTGCGGCGGCAATTTCCAGTTTCGGCGTTGTAAATGGCGATTCCAACAGATTCGGCGACGTCTCTGTGACGCTCACAGCGGACTCGCCGGGCATTGATGGTAACGCAACCCAGGTTGTCGTGAGAAACAATGTTCGCGAGGGTAACTTCATAATGGAGGTCTACAACAACGGCGTGCAAGTCGAATCTTGGGGCAACTTGACCAAGGACGAGACCAGCAGGTTCTACGTTGAGACATTCTTGAGCTTGGTTTCGGACTACGTGAGGGCTGTGGATAACGTAGGAAACCCAGCGCCTCCGCTCGATGGAACTTATTCCTTGGCTGGCGGCTCAGACGGCATCCCCTCGGATCCGGACGACCAAGATTACTTCCTCATCGGAAACCTCGTGGGCTACACCGGCATCTACGCCTTGAGCGAGCCGGAGCAGATAGACATAGATTTGATCGCTGTTCCAGGACACACCTCTACGGGCGTAGTTCTGGCGATGATTGACATGTGTCAGAACATGAGAATGGATTGCATGGCTATAGTGGACGCACCATTCGGCCTTACAGTTAAGGAAATAATTCACTGGCAGAACGGCGCCCATCCGCTGAACACAACTCGTTTCGACTCGGACTTCGCGGCTCTCTACTGGCCGTGGGTCAAGATTCGCGACACGTTCAATAATGTTGACGTTTGGGTTCCGCCTTCGGGCTCAATCATGGCGGTATACGCCAGGAACGACGCCCTTGCGGCTCCGTGGTTCGCCCCGGCTGGCGTGAACCGTGGCGTGGTGCCCGGAATCACAGACGTGTTCAGCAGACCGACCTTGGAGGAAAGGGATTTGATGTACGGCAACAGGAACGCCATCAACCCGATCGTCCAGTACGCGGACTTCCAAGACTTCGTCGTGTGGGGCCAGAAGACCTTGCAACGCAAGCCGACCGCTTTGGATCGTGTGAACGTGAGAAGGCTAATGTTTGCGATAGAGAAGAGAATCAGATCTGCGTCCAGGGCACTTTTGTTCGAACCGCACGACGACATCTTCCGCCAGAAGTTCATCGAGATAGCCACAAGAATTCTGCGCGAGGTTCAGATAGCGAGAGGTCTGACGGCATTCATCATCAAGGCTGACACAGAACTGAATACGCCTGACGTGATTGACAGGAACGAATTCAGAGCCAGAATCGGCGTTCAGCCGACAAGGGCCGTAGAGTTCATGTTCCTTGAGTTCAGCATCCACAGAACCGGAAGTTTCGATGCCGGTTCGAACACCTTCTGATAAGTGAAATCATAAAAAGAGGAGATTAACATGGCGATTCAAATGGGTTTGGGAAAGTTGGGTGGAGATCAAGTCACCCACAAGAGGAAGTTTAGATGGACTTTTGAGGTCAGAAGGAACAACACCGGTGCCGCGTCAACGGTGTCGGCAGATGTTCCGGCGAGCTTTGTCAAAATGGCTGCTCGTCCAAACATCTCAATAGAGGAAACAGAAATAAACTTCCTCAACGGAAAGACCTACATTCCCGGAAAGGGCACTTGGGAAACGATCACCGTCACGTATTATGATGTGAGCGGCGACGACAACATGGCCTTGTGGGACTGGCTCGCCGATGTCTATAATTTCACCGATCCGCTGGGTCTCCAGCAGAACTCGAGAAGGAGTTGCTACGCCGGAATTGGAATCTGTACTATGTACACAGGCTGCGGAGATCCCATGGAGAGATGGACTCTGGGTGACTGCTGGCCCCAAGCCGTCAACTTTGGCGAACTGGATTATTCTTCTTCGGAAGAGGCAACGGTAGAAGTTACCGTAAGGTACGCGAATGTCTCGTACAAGAACTTGTGCGGAAGGGATCCCACCTCTACGTGCTGCCCTTGCAGCACGAGCGCTGGTGGCGTCTTGGGCATGAGTGCAGGGGGAGACAGTGCAACCACATCGCTACCGAGCGTTGGTTTCTCTGGCGACGCCGTCCGCTAAGACTAACAAAAAGGAAATCAAACAAAAAGGCCAGCGGAAACGCTGGCCTTTTTCGTTTGATGACTCTATTTATATTGGAGGATAGAGATGGAACAAAGAATGGGGCTGGGGAGGCTTGGGGGCGAAGACTTGTGTCTGATGAGAAAGTTCCGATGGCTTTTCTTCATAGACGAGATCTGTGATGACGGAACTAGCGCCTTGCCTCCAGATAAGGCTGCGCGGCCTAGTCTCAGTTTTAAAGAAATCGAGGCCCAGCACCTCAACGAGACGATATACTTTCCCGGAAAGCCGGACTGG